ATGAAAATGGAAAAGAATATTTATATTATCCTACTGATGTTTTTGCAAGGGGTATTTCGTCTCGCCGATGATTATGCAGCGCAAACGCAAAATTTGGGATGATTATTTGCGCGCAACACTGAAAACAGCATTGCGCACTAACTCCTAAACTAAAGATAGTTTCCCTCTACAAAATCCTTTTTACAAACACATAAGGAAATGCTGATAATCCGCGAGCATCGGTAGTTTTACCAGTTCGAGGAGTGCCATAGGATCCGTATGTGATTGGTTCTAATATTTGTAAATTAACATTCCCAGCATTGGTGGTACCTCCACCTAACCAATTGGACCCGCCGCCGCCGATCATTCCGTAAACATTGTTATAAGTAAAATTGTGTCCGTGTGGTTGAAATCGGTCCCTTCTCCTCAGACCACCTATCCAATCACTGTCCGAATCCATCACAGCCACAAAACCACGTCCTTGCATTGCAAAGTGGCGCACCTGATTTGTAATTGTAGTTCCTGCGGTGATATCTGGCAATCTATGTTTGTAAAAACGAACTTTAACTCCAGAAAGTGATCCACTTGAATTCGCGGCTGCACAGGTAAAACTGATCGTTCTACTTCCGGAAGAAAGAGCTGAGATCGAAAGAGTCGCGCTTGCAGGAGCCGCACCAATTGCTTGTTGAAGCGTTCCAGTCATCCAATTCGTAAACGAACCGTGAACAAGATTATCCTCAACAAGCGCATCGATCATTTTTTGACAAGCGGTTGTATTCGCAAAAGTCACCGTAAGAACGTTGCTCGAAATCGTGTAGCTGATCGCATCAAAGTCGGTTATGTTGGTTCCTAAAGGATCATAACGGAATGGTTTGTTCAACCAATACGAGACAAGATCGGGCATCGCTCCCGCTCCACTGGAATTGATCAACTGATCCGGGGAAGCCAAACAAAAGGCGGGAAAATCCGTAGAAGGAGTTCGAATATCATCCATCCAAAACATTTCACCAACGAATTTCTTTTCCTGTTTAAAAGTTACGTCGAGAAAGTTTTTAAAGAATAGATAAACTTGATTGATTCCCTTTACAAACTTCAAAGGGTTATTTGTATCTGGGTTTATCCCAGTCACGATATCCGGGTGGAGATCCGTAATAAGTCCGGTTTTCACAGAGGTTGATAGTTTTGACTCAGTAATTTCACTGTCTTTGATTCGATTTCCTTTTAACCCTCTCCAAACTCTCAAATCTGATCCTAATGTAACCGCGCCGGAACCGTTTGTTGTAATCAATCGAAGTAGAATATCACCAGTTACGACAGAACCTTGGCGACAAATAAATTCGTAAGAATCGTCACGCCAAATGATCGGACCGTCGGAAGGCATATTCGAAGGACTATCATATTGAGTTTCTTGAAACTTATGACGAACAACGAGAGTAAAAGTTACGTTATTCGGAACTACGATGTTCGCGGTTGCTGGAACGCAAACTCTCTTTCCAAATTCATCATAGGCAATGAGTGTATCAGTGAGATCTACATGATTCGCTCCGGAGCCGACAACGATGGTTCCGCCGGAATCAATCCCCGCGCCAAACGCATCCATGTCACGTTTTATAATTGCATCCGATTTTGATTCTTGTTCGTGAATCCAATCTTCTGGGAAAACTCTTTTTCCCACTGTTGGAAAAGTAATACCTGCGAGTTTATCCATTTGTCACCTCGTCATAAGAAGGGAAAACGATTTGGATCGCTTCGATTTCGTCGTAAAGAACCGAAACATTCGTCTTAGTGTTGTTCTCAATTTGGGAAATCAGATCCTTTTTGATTCGTTTACAAGTTCCAGAAAACGATTCATATTTTGCGGCCTTCGTGGAAACGGTTTCCGCAAGTTCTGAAATATCTTCGTTGGAATCGGACTTTGCTTCACTTACAAGAGCTTTGAATTGAGCTTTGAGAGTGGTTTTTGCTTCGGTGGAAGCAATCAACCATACGTTTGCTTGTTCGCGTAACACCGGCCATGAAATTGGTTCATGTTTCGGATAACGTGAAAGAACGGTCTCCAAAGCGTCATCGAATTTCGAATTGATTAAAGCGATCTTTTGAGTTTTATAATTTGAAATGGTGAGAAGCCCGGATTTCAAAAGTTCTAATGTAGTTTTTGGAACGAGTTGATCATTTTCGATTTTCTTATCGGGGGGAACATTGAATAAACCTCGATCGGCTTTTTCGGAAAGGGAAAATTCTTTAAGAATTCCTCCTTCAAATTTGAATCCTTCTGGAGGAAAAATTGTTCCGCGATGAATTCGCTTTTGTTTATCTTCAGATTTTTCACGATTGAATAACTCGACTTCAAGATTAATCGAGTCTAAACGTTCGACTGGAAATTCTTCCATCGAATCGATTGAGTAGACGAATACCTTTTCCATGATGCTCCTAAGAAGGAGCGATTAAGTAATATGGTGTGTTACACTCTTTATCTTTAATAGATTGCGAACTCGCGAATCTTATCGGATCTGCGAGATTGAAACTTTCCTGTAAGAGTTCCACCCATTACAAACGGATAAAATTCTCCTCTGTATTCCCAAAGCTCAGGAACGTTTCCACCCACATTGACCGCATCTACTGCTTTACACAAGCCGTTTCTATCAAATGAATCCTCCAATCCTGAAAAGATAAAACGATATCGAGTCAAAATGTATTTTCGAGGAAGCATTTTACAATTCACTCCGCTTCCCATTTTAAAACCTGTCTTTCCTTCTTCGGAAGTATAGAGTTTAACATAGGAAATTTCATCAACGAGAAGACCGGTCGCGTATTGGATTACTTGACGTTTCGTTGCGACAGTTGGAACCGATAACTTGAAAAGTTTTGCGAGAAGTAATCGAGTTCGGTAAGACTCATCTGATTCACCAGGACGTTTGTCTATACCGTAACGAACTCCCCACAAAGAGAGACCTAACGTGTCGGAAGTTTCGAGCCAAAATTGACGGTATAACCAATTCAGACGAGAAGCTCTATCATCTAAAATAGAAAGAATCGATTTTAATCCTCTATACCAAAGACTTGAGGTGCCCTGTTTTTTAATCAGAGATCTTAAATTCTTCCAGACATAGGAATCGAAATCAAAAGAGAATCGGTCAGACATAAACTGTTCCTAAAACTTGAAAGCTTGGTCCAGCACTTGCAAGAGACCCAGCCGGAACGTCAACGTTTCCAGGGAGATTAATATCGACATCAATACAATTTGGAAGAGCCTGATACAAGCTTTTGAGTTGAGTGTCAATAAAGTCCTGACCTTCTGTCAATGAAAGGAAAAATTCATCTTTTATCTGATCAAGAATATTTTGAGAAGGAATTTTATCTGCAGAAGAAAATTTTACTGTGACAATTTTATTGATTACCGTTTCATTAATATTATCAACCAGAACGTGAGCAACTCCACCAGGATCGTTTTCTTCTGCATCGAAATGAGCTTTGATCTGATTCAGTTGAGAAGAAGACAAGGTTCCAACAGATCCTTGTAAAAGAATCTTAACCTCTCCATCGGTCCCTAAGAGTTTTGCGCTTTTGAAAATTGCTCTTTTCACAAATGCAAAACTTTCAGCCTCGGAAAGATACCATGCAGGTGTCCATTTAGAAGAAACTCCTTCCGCAGTTTTTAATCTTGCACGTACAGAAGTGATCGTTTCTCTAAACTGGCCTTGTTGAACTGGATCTGATTCTAAATTGATCACATAATTGATCCCCTCTGGAGGACTCTCAATATTTGCAATAGAACCGGGAACTACATTTCCGATCGGACCGTCAACAGTGCATTGTGCGAAGGCTTCTACGGTAAACTTATCTTGTGCATCCGCTACAATTCCAGCCGGAAGTTTTACGGCGTCCTTGATGAAGAATCGAACACGTTGCGCTTCATTTCCAAGTGTGGTGAGAATGAGTGTTTGAGGAATATCTCTATCAATCATTGGTTGTGTTGAAGATCCTATACGAACCTTAATGATTGCGGGAAGTGAAGGCTTCCACTGCATTCCTCTACGAATCAAATGTTCGTGGAGATCTTGCTCTTCCGCTGTATGTGGATGAATTGCTTTTTGAATCGAAACTAAATCCGAATCAATGAAAAGAAAAACCGCGTTAGCAACAGCTCTTACAAGAGAGAAAGTTTTTGATAGAGGACTGAAAGCGTGATTTTTAAAAACACCAGAGGACTTAATCGTCTGAATATGATCGGAAAGAACTTGATCCTTCGTTACGTTTAGGTTCACGGCCCAACCCCAGGAAATGAATCTACAAATTGAATTGTAAAATCGGTGGCGTTTGCGTCTATCTGTACACGAAAATCCGGAAAAGATTTTACAATTTGCCATTCGCCACATTGAGAAGGAACATGAGTTACAGTTTGAACGCGAAGATCGGAAGCAGAACTTACAGATCGGACGCGAATGTCAGGCATGGAGGAAACGAATTGAATTCGTCCGAAAAGTTTTTTACCTTTGAACGTACAATCCGATACCGCACTTTCTGAATATGCGAAATTTGGAATCAAAAGCAGTATCAAAATTTTATACATCGTTTACCTCATTAAAAGTCTATTAACCGATTCTCCGGTCGTCAATCTAAAACTTACAACCAAATTATTCTCAGAATTTAGATCTACATTTAAGCTGGAAGTTTCAATAAAAGGATGTAAACAGAGAATTCTTTCCGCGTCTCGGAGTCTGGCCGCCTGATCTGCATATTCCGAAGAGTTCATAACAACTCTCTGTTTCGAAAAGATTTCCGGGAAATCAATATCGTCAGCGACTTGCATTTCGAACATTTCCCGAATTTCCGAAAGAACAATCCGTATGGAATCCGAGTCAATTTGAAAATCATCGTTTGCGGGATCTAATACCAAGTCTCCGAAGTGATCTGAATCATTTCTAAAATCAAACATATTAGGTTCCCGCCTTTGGTTTAAAAGTAACAGAAGGGCCGACCGGTGTGTCAGTATAATCGGTCAAGTGAGTTGACAGACCAACGGACGCCGGTGTTTGCGCGAAAGCAGTGATTTCTTGTTTTGCATCTATCTTACCCGAGGTTTTGAAATTTCCTTCTTGATCGATGTCGCCTTTGATTTTGAGTTTATTTACACCGAGATCGAGCGTAAGACCAGTTTCATCAATCGTAACTTTAATCAGATTTTTGTAATTTACGAAAGCCTTAAATTCTGAAAATTCAATCTCCACTTGATCGGCCACTTTCGTTTTTATGGAATCGATTTTTTCGAACGCGAAAGCCGTATATCTTTCCGACATGTTTTCACGAGCTACAAGTAAACATTTGGATCCTACCATAGGAACAACCGGTTCTGTCCAAGTGACATCGGAAATAAAATCATCTTTGATTTTTACTTTCAAGGTTTTCATGGTCTTGTTTACAGATTCGACCGTTCCGGATTTTGGAAAAAACATTGGGAAGCCGATTTTCCAGGCGCGAACGATTGCAGAGATTATTGTTTTGTCTTCCGTCATGGCTGTGGACCTATATAGTCGTTTCGGAATTTACTTTCGTTCTTAGCCGGTTTTGCAGATCCATTTTTTGGAGGTTCATAAAAGAAGCCGGGATAAATTTCTTGTTTGTATCCGTTTATGTTAAAGGTTTTAATCACTCTATTTACAAAGGTTTTTGCAGAGCGGGAAGAATCTTCCGTATCCTGAATGTCAATGACTTGAGAATGAGTTACGGAAGGATAGCCGAATGTAAGAAATTTTCCGTTAAAACCAGACCCGCAGTGTTCCAAAAATAATTCTTGTGCTCTTTTCGTGGCCCCACCGCTATCCAGTCCATCGACTTCAAAATATAACGACTCTCCGTTTCCATAACTTCCTTGGTAAGTAGTGCCGGTCTTTGGATCCTCTCCACGAACAATAACTTTGATTTCTTTCTTCTCTCTTGGAGTAAGTTCTTCTTGAATAATGTTTTGACCAAAACGAAAAATTGGAAACGATCCGGAAGGATTTGTGGAACCTGATCCGGATTGTTTCTGACTTTTGACCACCTTCTTGTCCTTTGATTTTGAAAAAAGATTTGGATGAACGAATGCCTTCTGTATGATCAATTTCCAGTCATGAAAAAACACATCAACTCCACAGATCTTTTTTAATTCTGAAAGCGCATATCGAGCGGATTTATTTGCACAATTGATACTTACAATATTCTTAATGTCTGGATCTCTAACTAAAATTGTTATATCGGATTTAATTTGAGGATGGATACAATCATTCAAAAATGATAATAAAGATTCGTTGTGATAATTCTTTGCCATCTTTTTTCTTTGGCAAAAGAAAAACGGATCTACACATTTTAACTCAAGTGGAACTGTCGGACTTACCTCTAAGACATACCCGTTAAACTCAGAAATCAATCCGTATTGAGTATATCCTGCTTTCCAAGTTACTTTCGAATATTTCCGAATCG